CAGCGGACGTGATGGCACGGATAAAGCAGTTGTCACCGAGCGCTCGTAGTTATCGCTCAAAGATGACGGCGGATTCTCCTCAGGCAATCGCAAACGACGCCTTAACCCGCGTCTGCGTTGAACTACACTCACGAAACGTCACGGTAAGGGAACTTGCGGCAGCGGCTGGAGTTACATATCGTGCCATGGCCAGAAGGTTAGGTAAATAGATGCAGGTTCTATACGACGTGTTTCCAGCGTTCGTCGCGCTCGCCCAAAAGGACTCGATGCAGCTCGCGGACCTACACTCGTCACCTCCGACAAAGGACACCTACCACCTAACAAAGACAAGGGTCGTCATATCAAGCGACCGCATTCTCATTGCTCACGACTCGAACGAGGGACCCGTTGTGGTGTTTAGCGAGGAATATGACCAGTTTGACAAGGCAGGCACCAAGATGGAGGACTCGTACATCGTTACGAAGACCGGAAAGATGGTTGCCTTTAAGCTCGACCGCAACTGCGGCTGTGGTTCACGCCTTCGCGCGTGGAACCCATATCGTCACGTCTACTCAAGTAAGGATCCAAGCAAATGACAATAGACCTAGCACATGTAGTTATCCTGGGACTCGCGGTGTACCGATTAACCCGTCTCGTGGTGGAGGACGAAATTCTTGACAAGGTAAGAACAGCCATCTGGAGAAAGTACGGAGCCCTAACTGGAGTCGGCTATCTCATCACGTGTTATTGGTGTACAAGCTTTTGGGTCTCATCACTTGTTGTAACTTCCTATATTATAGTACCTGTACCAGTGATAGCAATATCGCTTGTTTTAGCGCTGTCTGCGTTCACTGGACTAATAACCGCGTGGCTGGACAGAAAATGATTCCAACCATTCCGTTATCCAAGGACGAGGAGTAATTCGTGGGCGTCTTTAGACGAGAAGAACCATCGCTCAATCGAGCATCACGCCGCCGCGCGCAACGCGCCGCAGGTAAGACCATAAAGCAAATTAGCTCACAGGTTATAACGTCCTTCCCAACAGCTACCGCGACACCGGTTGCATATTCATCTCCGCGCCCTTTGACGGCAGCGGCAACACTACTAAAGCTTAATGATAAAGGTGAGGCTGAGCAGTTTAAGGCTCGTCGCGCCTCCGGCTCCGCTGCATGGCAGCAGGAGGCCTGGGAGTATTACGACGCCATCGGCGAGATCAAGTACGCGTTTAACCTCGTTGCGTCCGTCATCTCACGTATTCGTCTTTATGCGGCAGTGATTCAAGATCCAGCCGAGCCACCAATCGCAGTTCGTAACTCAGATTCAATTGACGTTCGTCTTGCGTCAGCAGCCGAAAGAGCGTTAACACGTCTTGACTCCGCATACGGAGGACAGGCTGGACTACTAAAGGACGCAGCCTTAAACCTTGCGGTTGCAGGCGAGTGTTATCTTGTGCAGGTTCCTGCTCGTAAGGGTTCAGGACTTCCAGAGAGCTGGGACATCCGCTCTGTTGACGAGCTCAAGCTTGACAGCCGCGGTAACTACATGATTGCTCCACGTCGCGAGTTTGCGTTTGCGACTGGTTCACAAAAGTCAACAGGTATCAAGCTTCCCGACAACGCGTTTGTTGGTCGTATCTGGAAGGCACACCCACGCTTCTCAGATGAGGCTGATTCAAGCCTACGCGGTATTCTTGATCTTTGCGCTGAGCTTCTACTTCTTAACCGTACCTTTAGAGCAACCGCGCGCTCACGTCTCAACGCCGGTGCGCTGTATCTACCAGACGGTTTGTCTGTTGCTGCATCACAGGATCCTGATTATCCATATGACGATGACACTGACGTAACACCTGACTTTACTCCCGAGGAAGCCGCAGACGAGTTCGAGGATCAGCTCATCGACGCGATGACAACTCCGATTCGTGACGAGGACTCAGCATCAGCTGTTGTTCCACTTATCATCCGTGGTCCTGCGGAGCTTGGCGACAAGATCAAGCAATTTAAGTTCGAGCGTTCGTTTGATCCATCGCTTGCAGAGCGCGCAGATCGCGTACTTGAGCGTATCCTTCAAGGTCTTGACGTTCCAAAGGATGTCGTAACTGGCTTAGCAAACGTTAAGTACTCAAACGCCCTACAGATCGACGAGTCACTTTACAAGGCACACATTGAACCGTTGATGCTTCTCATCGCTGACGCGCTTACAGTTGTGTATCTACGTCCTTACCTTATGGCAAATGGTTTTACCGCAGGTGAGGTTGAGCGTCTATGTGTTTGGTACGACCCATCACAGGTTGCAACACGCAATGACCGTGCACAGGACGCAGACGCTGGACTTGACAGAATGGCAGTTTCTCTTGATACATGGCGTCGTGCTCATGGATTCACAGAGGCTGACGCACCAACGCCTAAGGAAGTCGCACTGCGTATGCTTATGGATAAGGGTGCACTTACTCCAGAGTTAACCGAGGCAATGCTTGGTGCACTTGCGCCTGATGTTATGAAGGCAACACGCATGGCACAACAAGCTGCGTCCGTCGCGCCGATTCCACCAGAGGTCGAGCGTCTACTAAAGGGACCACAGGAAAGTTCTGCTGTACCAACTGAGGAAGTACAACCAACAGAGGAAGCAGCACCACAGGAAACACCAACTCAGGAAGGAACACAACAGTAAATGGAACACATGATGATGACACCAGCGACTGGTAATAACGTCGCAGACTGTCTTGCAGAGTGTCTGTCGAACGCCGTTGTACTCTCATACAAGGCACAAGGTCACCACTGGAACGTAAAGGGAATGAAATTCTCGATGTTCCACGAGTTCTTTGGAGAGATCTACGCTGACGTTTACGGATCAATTGACCCTCTTGCCGAGAACATGCTTAAGGTTGGTGTAAACGCACCTTATCGTCTACAGGAGTTTGCAAAGCTTTCTTCCATTACTGATAACGAGGTTGGATCAGACGCCAAGATGATGGTCATGGATCTCGTCGAGGCAAACCTAACTATGATTGACTGTCTCAATGATTGCTTCGCGGCTGCAAACGCAGCAAACGAGCAAGGCGTTGCAGACTTTATCGCAGGTCGTATCGACATGCACAAGAAATGGGACTGGCAACTAAAGGCAACTATCCATGATGCCATTGCAATGCCAGGAACATGCCAAATGTGCGGAGTTGGCGGATGCGTCTGCCCAGCCTGCACCGGTGGAGTGTGTAACTGCGGCGCAGGTTGTACCTGCATGATTTGTAAGTAGAAAGTTCTTAAGATGAGTCTAGCACAGACTGATTCTTTAGTCACAGATGCGTCAGCTAGTTCTGTCGCCGTGTCTGCTGCTGGATCTCGTCCTGCCCCAAAGAAGGATCGCATATACGGTTCAAAGAAAAACCGTCCAGGATCTGCTAGTGGAAAAGGCAAGATTGTTTTTTCACAAAAAACAGAAAAGTCTCTTCGTAACAAGGTAACTGAGCACAACAAGAAGGCGCCTGAAGGACGTAAGGCAACTCTTGCGATGTTAAAGGCTGTGTACCGTAGAGGCGCAGGAGCGTTTTCAAGTTCACATCGTCCAGGTAAGACTCGTGACCAATGGGCAATGGCTCGTGTTAACGCGTTCTTACGTCTGTTGCGTAGTGGTCGTCCTGCAAATCCAAATTATAAGCAGGACAATGACCTATTGCCAGCAAAGCACCCAAGGTCATCAAAAGACAGTAACTCAATTATCGCGTCTGCAGACGTCCTTGAGTTCTTAACAGTTGAACTTCGTGATGAGCACGAGTATGAATCACCAGAGCACGCCATCCTCGCGTTGGCAGAACTATCTGGCCAAGGATACGAGATCATTCCAGCACTTCGTGCAGCATGGTTACGTGGTATCCGGGATAACGAGTCGCCTTTTGATCGAACTGTTCTTCTTGCGGCAGCACTTTATAACTCAAAGGATGCAGATCTTTTGCCAGTAGTTAAAGAGGATGAATAATGTATAACCCTCTCAATGATCTTATCGCACAGCAAGGTAAAAAGGCTGCTAAGGCAAAGGTAAAGCCAAAGTCCTCATATAGTCTTCGCAAGGCTATCCTTGAGTTTGTTGCATCAGAAAACGCAAAGGTTCCAGTTGAGCGTCGCGTATCAAACAAGTCAGCCATCACCGTCGCAGAGCGCTCGTTAAATAGAACTACAGGACTTGAAAAACAGGCACGCCTCTTTATAGCG